TCTCATTGAGATGACTGGCAGCGTACTCGCTAGCAAAACTTTCAAAAATTCTGCGGCCAAAATCATTTCTGCGGGCAGCGTCAATGTCTTCGCGCAACTGTACCATTTCAGCTTTGAGTCCTTTAGAGACTGTTTCTTGAATGATAGTTGATGAGCGAGCAATAAAATCTTTCTTGATCTGTTCAAACTTGGCTTTGCTTTCGCGCACCAGTTTTACTTTGGTTTCAGCTAAGTCTTGCTTATCTGCATGGAATTCCGCGATTTCTTTCGCTAGTGCATCCACGATAAAAGATTCTAATTTACCAACGTTGTTAGCAACTGCTTTACGATCTTCATGTAGCTCTGCAAGTTCTTTACGCAAATTATTCAACACAAATGCTTCCATTGCTGTGGCATCTGATTTCATTTTTTGTGTGTATTTTGTACGTGCATCGATAAGTCCTTGACGGTCTTCAGCCAACTCTGATAGCTCTGCCTGTAGGCGATCTGCTAACATTGTTTCAACGGCTTCTACCATTGCGGATTTGTCGTGCTCGTACTTCTGTGCAAATTCTTCACGAAGTGTGGCAGTGACTTGGTCACGATTTTCTTGAATTCTGCTTTGCCAAGCTGATTCAATTTCCGATTTAAGTTCTTCGGAAATCACATTGTTTTCAAACAACTGTTTAACGAAATCTAGCATGTGATTCTCCTACTGTTATTTGAGACCTCTGATGATTCTCACCAGACTCTCTGCTATGTATTTCTGGGCCTTTGGATCGCCTTTGACTTCTTGTGCTATTTTAAATGCCTGATTTCCACCTAATGTATTCATTAAATGTTCGTATACTGGAGTTGGGTAAGCTCCCGGGGCGCTAGGTTGTGCTACAATATCAACTGTGATAATTTCAAAACCTTGAACATTACCACTGCCATCTACTTCACCGGAACCTCTACTCGATACACCCAACTTTACTCCCGACTCCAACATGGTCTGTACTAATTGACCCATTGGAGTTGGGATGATTTTAAGTTTTCCGTAGCCGTTAGGACCATCCATCCACATCTTGGTAATCATATGACTAACACGATCTAGATTGATTTTTAAATCCTGAGGATGATCTAACTCTCCGCAAACTGAATATCCGCCAGAGATCTGCTCGTTAAGCGTTTTGACAGCCTTGCCAATCTCTTGAGAAGAATAAATTCGCTGATTCTGATTACGGATATCTCCTTGAATGCAGATACCGTTCAGATGCAGCGATTTTTTATCGCCCTCGCCTTCGCTCTCCAAGACAATCTTAGCCTGGTCAAAACTCAATTGTTCACTGAGATTAGTTTTCACCATTGCGTCCTATTATCTACGACCACGGAAAAGACTTGCTTTGTCAACTGAACCGGAAGAACCGCCTGCTCCGCTGAATTTGCCTTCAGCTTCGCCTTTCTTCTCTGCACCATGGCCTGGCTCTTTCTTACTGAAAGCACCACCTGCCTTGCCGCCTGGAACGTTGATGTTGCCTGCGTTATCTTCTTTTGGTGTACCTTTGAATAGGCTTGATCCGCCTAGTTGTCCACCACCTGCACCTGCGTACTTAGGGGCTTCTTCTTTGCCGCCTAAGATATTAGCTGTTGTGCCGCCCATATCGTTCTTACCTGCAACGATTGATTTAGCATTTGTGCTAGAACCTTGACTTAGTTTGCCAGTACCAACCATAGCACCTTCGCCTGCGCCTTTCTTCTCTGCACCATGACCACCTGGAACTTTTTCAACATACTCACGTACAGTTTCTAGATCAAAGTCATCTTTCATTTCATCTGATGCGCCCATTTCGTCGCCCATATCGCCACCTTCATCGCCGCCAAGTGCGTCAAATCGTGATTGTAGTTCGTCTACAATAGCGTCTAAGTCTTGAAATAGTTCTTCTTCGGATTCGCTGCCTAGGTCTTCACCTTCTTCTTCTGGACCAATTTCTCCAGCTAAGTCGTCGCCCATATCGCCGGCAGGACCGCCTGTTTCGTCATCGCCTTCATAGGCAATGTCTTCAAATTCTTCGTCAACTTTTTCTTCTTCAGCATCTTCATCTTCTGCTGCTTCGTCAACTTCTTCTTCCTCTTCTTCGTCATCCATTTCGGCTTCGATGAGGTTTTCGTAAATTTCGCGAGATTTTCCAACTACGTATTCGTGGAATAATTCTTCTGCTTTTGCTTGATCGTCGTTGACCAAGCGTTCGAGCATCTGCTCAAGTAATGATTTATCTGCCATGTTGTATTCTCCTTCAAGATGGTTAGGCTGTGCGTTTATTTAACACTATGATTACAATCTGGGGTTAAATGGTAGTTTTTTGAACGTTTTCTACTGTATAAGTACAGTCCGAAAATTTTTTACTAAATTCTTCGTAGGTAATGTGTTTGAGATTTTTTAACTGTATTCCCAATTGATCTGGAATAAAATCTCCAGAATTTATTACTCTGTGATATTGTATGTTTCTAAAATCTCTAATTGTTCTTTCGGTTTGACTCAGCCAGTTTCCATGAAAAGTTGCTGCATCGTTGCTTTTTTTGTAATTGTAGGTATCTGCGTATACGTTGTTAAACTTACCTTGCACACCCTGATAATCAAATCCAAAAATGTATATGTCTCTGTGTCCTTGTTCCGATGCGAACCACAATGCTGTAGGTCCCGAACTCCATCCTTTGTGTGGATTAAACATATTTAGGTTATGTTTATTGCTGATTCCTTTGTTGGGATTAGTCCATACAGAATGTGTTTTGTGATAGCCGGAAGCTACGATTTCGTTGATCATTTTAACATCTACTGCTATCAAATGATGCGGTTCAAACTCTCTATAGATAGCATTGCAGGCATAGACTATGCCTTTATCTAGTAGGTTTTTATGATTTAGTTTTAGTCTGCTTGTACCGTTGCCCAATACAAATGCAACATTATTCTGCTGGTTGCTCTGCTTCACCGGCTGGCGCTCCATACATCTGTCTAACAAATTCTAATTCAGAATCACGCTCATATTCATGAGCTTCTGCTTGCATACGCAGTCTGTTAATTTGTCTTAGTGTAAGGCGAGTTTTTCTAGTATCGCTTCTTTTAAGAACTGAACTGTCTTTGTTATTTTCATAGCGACGATCAACTGCAAAGTCGTTATTGTTGTCGTTAAAATAAAGGAATTCTAATAGGAGCATACGATATTTATCATTGAACCGGTTGTTCAGCAGGTGCCGCTTCACCTTCTACACCTGTGTCTGCTGGTGCTTCTTCAGGTGCTTCTTCAGCTTGCGCCGCTAGATCTGTTTGAGCTCCGCTTGGAGTAATCCCTACTGAACGCATTTGGCCGCCTGCATCTAATGCTGGTTTTAAGTTTCCGCCTTGTTCTTCTCTCCACAGCTTTTCGTTTTCTGTAATCTCTTCTTGTGTCATGCCTAAGAAGCGTTTCATAGCAAATCGTTTGCTAAGGTGAGGAATTTCTTGTAGCTGTGCAAATGTAGCTGCACGGGCTGTATCTAGTTCACTTTGGCGATAGGCTGCAAAGTTCTGTGGTGGATTAAACTTTAATTCAAATAGACTTGGATCAATGTTTACTCCGTTATTTTCCAACCACATTTTAAATTCTAAGTCAAATGTTTCAATAATCATTGACTGTAGACGTTCGCAATATTTGTTAAAACGCAGTTCTTGAATGTAGGCCGTTCCTACTTTTCCATCAGCTACTGTGTTTGAAGCTTCTTCAACACCTGTAGGCAAGTAAGCACTTGGAATTCTTAGGGCACGGAACAGTTTATTGGTAAAAAAACGTAAATCTGTAATTTCGCCAAGGTTAGTACCGCCTGCAAGGGTGTCAACTTTTGATCCACGACCTTCTGCTGTCTGTGGAAAGAAATAGTCTTCTGAAGCACTTAGAGGATTGTAGCTGGCATCGATAACATTGTTGCCGCCACCTGTTGATGATGGTATGCGTCTTTGTTGGATTTCGTTTTTAACACGTTCAACAAAGCTCATGGCCATGTGTGCTGGCATATTTCCAACATCAATATAGAATATGCGTCTTTCAGGAGCACGTTGTACACGATAGATAATGATAGCATCTTCAAGCAGTTCTTTCTGCTTGTAGACTTTAAACACTGATTCTAATAGACTATTACCAAAAGGATAGTTAGTATCAATACCTTCTGATAAACTAATATGCACCACATTCTTTGCGTCAACAGTAACTTCGTTTGTTTGGTTGTGAAAACGTGTGCCCGGAGGTTGACTAGCGGAACCTACCATACCACGACCTTGACTTCCGCCACTGGTATATGAACTAGTACCACTAGGTGCAGTATTTGTAGTTCCGTGAGGAGTAACTGCAATTAAATCTTTAAAGTTAAAATTAATGTCTCTAACAACATATTGCTCGGGAATTTTACCTTCGCTTTCGTTTACAATAATTTTTGATACTTTGGCTGCATCAACAAACAACCATTTTTTAGTTTCAGGATCACGTATAAAAAATACATCTCCATACTTAAAAGCATTTCTAACTATGCGGAAAATTCTAGTTTCAAATTGTTGTTGTTTGGTCCATTTTTGTAGACTTTCTTTGATCAGTTTAACTTCAGTTGAAGTAGGTTGGCCACGAAAGAATGTTTGAAATGGAGTTGCATTTTCTTTGTCTTTTTGAGTGCAGAACTCAGCAAGAATGTCTAGGGCAGCATTAACTTCTGAATCCATATCCATGGTATCGTACTGCATATAACGCTCAACACGATTGGGTGTACCTGCATAAACATCTGGCAGATAGCTAGAATAATTTGCTCGGGCTGGACCAGGACGACCGCCACCCGAAATTGGGCTAGACGAACCCATTTGGTTTCTAACATCAACAGGTGTAAAGTATTTTTTCCAACTCATTTATAATTCCGTTTAAGACGACATAAACATGTCTGTGCTCATTGCTCTTAATCCCCTTAACTGATTTGCATTCAAATCTACGCTTTCTCTATTTAAGGCAATTAATTGACCCATCTGTGTATTTAACATTTCTAAACTTGCTACCACCGCATTTAGACTCGATACTCCCCCGGCACTGGGTGCTCCCGAACCGGTGGCAGTATTTCGAACAGTTTGAGTTTCGACTACCGAACTTGCAGTAGTTGATGCAGTAGTAGTAGAAGGTGCTGGGGTTGGTGTCAATGCTGTTCTAGCGGTGTCTGTACTAGGAACATTTGAACCTGGATTGCTTAACAATGCCATTATGTCTTGTTGTTCTCTTCCGAATCTGTTTACAACTCCGACTCTTTCATTGGCACTGCTTTTGGTAAAGTGTTTCTTACCGCCATCAGCTCCTCTTTCTGCATAAACAGCTTTTACCAATTGTTCGTCTGTCATGCCCGGCTTAAACACGCTGTTAAAGATTCCCATCGCGCCGCCGGCGCCGTGTTGTACAGCGGTACTAAACAACATTTCTTGAAGAGCACGACTACCGCTAATTCTTGATTGTAGACTTTGATCTTTTAGGCCTTTTAGCGCCGTTTGATAGCCTTGTCCTAAAAACTCATTTTCGCTGTTGCCTAACGCACCGCTAGCTGCAACTTCTTTCCACACGTCAACTGCTTTACCACTGGTACTACCAGTGTCTTTTTCTATGCCTGCATCACGTAATTTTTTAGCAACATCTCCTTTTCCTGTCTTTTCAAGGAACTTAAGAAAATCGGTCATTGCTCCGGCTTTGGATGAAATTTGTTTTTTACCGTAGCTAGTACCACCGCTTTTATCCCACCCAACAGTTCCGCTGCCACGACCTGCTGATTCGTATTTTTCTGCTACTGCTCCTAGACCAGTACCAATTGCAGACGCTCCAGGTACTTGTGGTACGGGTGCTGATCCAGATGTGGTTCCAGACGGTGCTGCGACCTGAGGAGCTCCTGATCCTCCTGCTCTCATGTCTCTAAAACTGTTAAACAATGCTTGGGGGCTGCTAAAATCCAATCCTGGTTTCTTGTCTTTTGCCCTAGCTTCTTCTTCTGCTTTTTTTACAGCATCGAGTTCGGCTTTCTTTGCATCAGCTAATTCTTTGGTAGAAACTGTTAGGCCTTCTTGTATTTTTTTACTATTTGCTGCCAATCGAGCTTCTATTTCTCTCTTTTTCTTTTCAGCGTCGGCTAATGCTTCTGCTGATTCGGCAGCATATCGATCTTGTCTATTTTTTGCTTTGGCTATAGAAATTGCTTCTACTTGAGCCTTTAGCTGTGCCCTTAAAGTTTTTTCCTCTTCTTTGGCGTTTGCCATTGCTTCCGAAGTTAATGAAGTAGAAGTTCCAGTTGCCGGATTTGGCCCACCTGCTATCAATTTTCCTGTAGCAGTTCCAACCACTTCACCGCCTTTAGATCCAAGCCAGCCGCCAAGAGCTCCGCCTTTTTGTGCGGTGCCTTCTTGTTCTGATATTTTTCCTGATTTAACATCTTCGCTAATACCTTTTAAATCACTAGC